TAAAGCTTTTCCTAAAGATAGACAAGTAGGAGGCTCACATTATCAAAAGTTTATTATACAACCTTATGAATTTATTTCTAAAAATGGTTTATCGTTTTTTCAAGGTTGTATAGTTAAGTACGTTTGTCGATATTTGTTTAAAGGAACTGAAATACAAGACCTAGAAAAAATAATTCATTACTGTGAATTAGAAATAGAAAAGATAAAGGAAATGAAAAAATGAGTGGTGCAGAAGTAAAGAGATGGAAAAAGAAAACTTATATGAATGTAGATATTCTTATGGAAGATACTTTTTATGCTAGGACACCTGATATAAATAACGAGTATCCACCAAGTACAAAAGCTGTATTTACAATAATAGAACACAGAGAAAAAAGATCAACCTTAGAGGAGGTACCAATAGAAGATGAAAAAAATGAAGAAGCTCCTAAAGAAAATACTTCAGTGGATCAGCCTAAACCCACCGAAATATAAATTTGTTTTTGTTCTTTGGGAAGACGCAAACAGTGATAGTAGTTGGAACGAATTATCAACTATTGAACAGATGTTACCGACTATCTGTATAAGCGTAGGTTTTCTTATAAACCACACCGAAGACGCATTTGTTTTAGCCTCTGATTTTACGACAGATACTAAAAACGACCAATATGTTATTGCAGAGGGCGGTAATACTATGGTCATACCTACCAAAAATGTACTTAAAGTAGTACCAATCCCCCTTAAAATACAAGCCAAATAGTTGCTCTCTTGGATATAATTATGATTTCACAAGAGTTAATTGATTACTTAAAAAAACAATTCCCTGATAAATCCCCTAATCTTGCTGATAACGATAGAAAAGTGTGGTTTAAAGCAGGCCAATCAAGTGTTGTGTCCCATTTAGAGAAAATTCTAAATGATAAAGAAAACAATATTTTAAATGAAACAATAATAGGAGATATTAAATAATATGTGTGGATTTTCTAGACCGAAATTACCTCCACCACCTCCAACTCCTGCTCCTCCAGCAACAGAAGTTAATGCTAGTAATACTAGATTAAGAGAGAAAGCCCCAAAAGCTCCTCAAACAAAGACATCTAGTAATGTTAGTTATTCTAAAAAAAGAGGAAAAGCAGCGTTAAGGATACCTTTACAAGTCGGTGGTTCAACAACACAAACAGGAGCAAACGTACCTAATCCTTAATAAATTATGGCAAATTATTCTACGGCAAAATCAAGGTATAATACGCTTGAGGCTATTAGAGATCCATTTTTGGATCGTGCACGGGACAGTGCTGAGTTTACGATCCCGTCTATAATGCCTCGTGAGTATCACAGTAAACACACTACTTTACATACTCCATATCAAGGTATTGGTGCCAGAGGTACTAACAACCTATCTTCAAAGCTACTTCTAGCTTTACTTCCCCCTAATCAACCTTTCTTTAGACTAACACTTGACGAGTTTACTTTGTCTGAGCTCGCTGGTCGAGATGATATGAAAGGCGAGTTTGAAAAAGCTATGGGTTCTATTGAACGAGTTGTTATGAATGAAATGGAAGTTAACAATTTTAGAAATGCTTTATTTGAAGCAATTAAACATCTTATAATTTGCGGTAATGTTTTATTATACATAACACCTGATCTTAAAATGAAAGTATATCATCTTGATAGATATGTAGTCAAAAGAGATGGTATTGGAAATGTATTAGAAATAATTACAAAAGACATGGTAGCACCATCTTCACTTACCGAAGAACAAAAATTGTTAGTAGAGGGAGATAAAGAAAAAGATGGTTACGATGATACTTGTGAAATTTATACATGTGTTAAAAGATCAGCTAACGGTAAAAAATGGGAAGTACACCAAGAGATTTACGAAAAGATTGTACCATCATCTGTAGGTACATATCCTATAGATAAAAACGCATTCATACCATTAAGATATACGTCTATTGACAATAGTGATTATGGTAGAGGATTTATAGAAGAATACATTGGCGATCTTCGTAGCTTAGAAGCATTATACAGATCTGTAGTCGAGGGTTCTGCCGCTGCAAGTAAAGTTTTATTTTTAGTAAAACCAAATGGATCAACTCGTTTAAAAACTTTATCTGAAAGTCCTAACGGTGCAATCCGTGAGGGTAATGCAGAAGATGTTACTACACTTCAAGTTAATAAGTTTTCTGATTTTAATATTGCATTCCAAACAATGAAGTTAATTGAAGAAAGATTACAATTTGCTTTTATGTTAAATACATCAGTACAAAGACAAAACGATAGAGTTACAGCTACAGAAATAAACTATGTTTCTAAAGAACTAGACGATAGTTTAGGTGGCTTGTATTCTTTATTGTCTCAAGAATTACAACTTCCATTGATAAACAGATTGATGTTTCAAATGGAAAGAAAGAAAGCATTACCAACTTTACCTAAAGAAAGTATACGTCCTAAAATTGTAACAGGACTAGAAGCTTTAGGTAGATCTAGCGACCTACAAAGATTAAATACATTTGTACAACAGCTACAACCTTTTGCACAACAGCTTATGACTTATCTAAATTTAGATGAGTATGTGAAACGTGTTGGTACCTCTCTTGGAGTAGAAATGGAAGGACTAATAAAATCTTCTGAACAAATCCAAGCAGAACAACAAGCTCAACAAGAACAAATGATGATGGAACAAAATTCCCCTGCCGTTGTAAAAGAGGGCATGGGTATGGTCAGGGATAGTTTTAAAAATCAAGATCAATAATAAGGAGAAGAAATGGTTGACAAAGTAGAAGTACCTGTCGAAGAAGTAAAAGAAACTCAAGAGTATTTAGATGAAATGTCTAAAAAAGCTGATGATGCAAATAATGTTGCAACTACTGAAACAGCACCGACAGAAGCACCTGCAAAAGAAGAATTAATTTTAGGTAAGTTTAAGTCTCAAGAAGATTTAATAAAATCTTATCAAGAATTAGAAAAGAAACAATCTGAGGCACCTAAAGAAGAAACCAAACTAGAAGCAGATACGCCTCCTAGTACGTTTGATTTTAATAGTGCACAAAAAGAGTTTGATGAAAATGGAGAGTTAAGTGAAAACACTATTCAATCTCTTGAAAAAGCAGGATTGCCAAAATCATACATTGATAATTATTTAGCAGGATTAGATGCTGTTGCACAAAAGTTTGAACAACAAGCTTTTGACAGTACAGGTGGCGAAGAAAATTATAAAAGTATGACTGATTGGGTAACTGAAAATTTACCCGAAAGTGAAATACAACAATTTAATAACAATATAAGTGGAGATAACGAGACTGCATTATTTACTATAAAAGGTATGTATGCTCGTTTTCAATCTGAAACTAAAGAACCTAGCCTATCAACAGGCGACAATGCACAACAACAATCTGGTTCTGCGTATGAAAGTTTAGGACAAATGAAAGCTGACATGGCAGATCCTAGATACGCTACAGATAGTGCATTTAGAAAAATGGTTGCCGACAAAGTTTCTAGATCTAAAGTTATTTAATAAAATTCTGTGGATAAATTGCTGTCCTAGAATAGCAAGTGAAAGTAAGACTTAACCCGTCTGAGGACGGATAATTCTGATACTGAAATTACTACGCTCAATTAGCAACAACCTATAATAACATAAGGAGATATATATAATGTCAAATTATACTGTATCAAATATAGGTCAGAATGCTGGATCAGGTAGTACCACTGCAAGTTTTTTAAAAATTTTCAGTGGAGAAGTTATTACTGCTTTTGAAACAGCAAACTCGACACTAGACAAACACTTAGTCAGAACAATTAGTTCAGGCAAAAGTGCACAATTTCCTGTAGTTGGCAAAGTTACGACTGCTGCATATCACACTGCTGGAAATGAAATCACAGGTGGATCTGTAACTCACAATGAGAGAACAATCTCTATTGAGAATTTATTGATTGCACCTGTGTTTATCGCAAAGATCGATGAGGCGATGTCGCATTATGACGTAAGGTCAATTTACTCAAAAGAATTGGGAAGGGCTCTTGCGAACCAAATGGACAAGCACGTCTATCAAAACTTAATCTTAAACAGTAGAGCATCTGCAGCTTCACCACAAGCAGCAGGACAGGCGATCACTGATGCTGACTTTGTAACTAACGCATCTTCAGCAGCAGCTTCTATTTTCAGTGCAGCTGAAAAATTAGATGCAGCCGATGTACCAGCAGAAGATAGATATTGTGCAGTTGCACCAGCGACTTACTACAATCTAATTCAAGGTACTACTGTTATTAACAGAGATTGGGGTGGATCTGGTTCTTACTCTGATGGTAAAGTTCTTAAAGTTGCAGGTATTAACATTGTACCTACAAACAACTTGCCATCTACAAACATCACTGCTGGTGTTGCACAAGGTTCTAGCACAAATTTTGCTGGAGACTTCTCAACAACAGTTGGTTGTGTTTGGCAGAAAAATGCAGTTGGAACAGTTAAACTTATGGATCTGTCTACTGAAATGGAATACCAAATTCAGAGACAAGGTACATTGATGGTAGCTAAGTATGCTATGGGTCATGCACCTCTAAATCCAATCTGTTCGATTGAAATCAAAACTGCGTAATTAATTACGTTGTTTACATTGAGGGGCGACTTCGGTCGCCTCTCTATTAACTTATAGAATTTATATTATGACAACTACAGTAACATCAAAACTAGAAAGCGTTAATGTAATGCTTACAGCGATAGGAGAAAGTCCTGTTAACACAATTACATCTTCGACTACTACAGATGTATCTATTGCTATTCAAATTTTAGATAATGTTTCTAGAGAAGTACAAAGTGTAGGTTGGCATTTTAATACTGATACTAATTACAAATTAGTTAAAAATACATCTAATCAAATTGAATTACCATCTAACTGTTTACGAGTAGATAACTCTAATCAAGATGCTGATTTAGATTTAGTTGAAAGAGGAAGAAAACTTTGGGATAGAGAAAATCATACTTACACTATTAATAAAGATGTAAGAGTTAATATAACTTGGTTTTTAGAATTTACAGATTTACCAGAAACAGCAAGAAGATATATTACAATAAGAGCCTCTAGAATATTTCAAGATAGAATGTTAGCGTCTGAAACTTTACATACGTTTCATCAAATTGATGAACTACAAGCTTTATCTGCTTTGAAAGAACATGAGGGAGATACTAGAGATCACAGTATCTTTGATAACTACAGTACATATAGAGTTATCGACAGAGATAATTTTCAACCTGCGAAAACTACAATTAGCGATGAATAATGAGTGCAAGATTAATTTCAAATTCACTTCCAAATTTGTTAAATGGAGTTTCCCAACAACCAGATACAGTTAAACTACCAAACCAAGCTACAATACAAGAGAATGGCCTTTCTGATATTATTAGTGGTTTAGGTAAAAGACCTGCTACAGAACATATTGCAAAATTAAACACTGATACTTTAACAAATAGTAAAGTACATATTATTAATAGAGATGCTAACGAACAGTATGTTGTTTTAGTAAACAACCAATCTGTTAAAGTTTATGATCTTGCAGGTAATAACAAAACTGTTGTTACTCCTGATGGTTTATCTTATTTAACATCATCAGCACCACAAGATGATTTTAATTTAGTAACTGTTGCTGATTATACTTTTATTGTAAACAAAACTAAAACTACTGCATTGTCTGGTAGTGTTTCTACAACTAGACCAGATGAAGCAATATTTTATGTAAAGAATGGTCAATATAAAACAACTTATGAAATTACAATTGATGGATCATCTGTTGCTAGTTATGAAACTTTAGACAATTCTACTTCTAGTAACGCTTCGTCAATTACAACAGATAATATAGCAACAGAATTAACAAACGATTTAAACTCTAATTTATCAGGATATACAATTAGTAGAGATGGTTCTATTATTTATGTTTCTAAAAACTCAGGAACATTTACTGCTTCTGTATCAGATGGTTTAGGTGGTGATGGTTTAATATTAGTTAAAGATAAAACAAACTCGTTTGCTGACTTACCATACAAAGGCTACACAGGTTTTGTTACAGAAATTGTTGGAGATGGTGGAACAGAGTTTGATAATTATTTTGTTAAGTGGGACGGTTCTGCTTGGGTTGAAACAGTAAAAGATGGATTAGATAATTCTTTTGATATGTCAACAATGCCTCATTTGTTAATTAGAACAGCTGATGGAAATTTTAGATTTTGCAAAGCAGACGGTTCAGCTTACACGGTTGGTGGTACTACATATAATGAACCAGAGTTTGCATCTCGAACTGTAGGGGACGAGGTAACTAGCCCCGACCCTACGTTCGTTGGTAGAAAAATAAATGACATATTCTTTTATAGAAATAGACTTGGTTTTCTTTCTGATGAAAATGTAATATTTTCTAAGGCAGGTAAATTCTTTACCTTTTGGGCCACAACAGTAACTACTGCTGTTGATGATGATATGATTGACCTAGCCGTTAGTCACAATAAAGTTTCAATTTTAAAATATGCTGTACCTTTTAATGAACAGCTAGTTTTATTTTCTGATCAATCACAGTTTACACTAGACGCTGAAGAAATACTTTCAGCTAAAACTGTATCTATTAATCAAACTACAGAATATGAAATAGATGACGGTGTTAAGCCTATTGGTCTTGGACAGAATATTTACTTTGGAATATCTAGAGGTAGTTTTGCAGGTGTTAGAGAATACTATGTAAATGCTGACACAGAAATTAAAGATGCTTTAGATACTACAGTTAACCTACCAAGATATATAACAGGTGGACTTACAGGTTTAAAAGGATCGTCAGCTGAAAATACTCTATTTGCCTTTGCTTCTGGAGAAAGAAATTCTTTATTTGTTTATAAATTTTATTTTGATGCAGGATCAAAGGCCTTACAAAGATCATGGTCTAAATATAAATTTGAATCAACAGATGTACTACTAGATGGGGATTGTATACAAAACTATTTATATTTAGTTGTTAAAAGAGCTGATGGTACATATTTAGAAAAACTTAATTTAAAAACTAATGAAGTAGACACGGGTCTAGAGTTTCCTGTTTTGTTAGACAGAAAGACAAGTCTTACAGGATCATATAGTTCTGGTACTAATAAAACTACTTTTACATTACCTTATGAAGAAACTGCTTCTATGGAAGTTGTTTTAGGTGGTGCATGGTCTTCTACACAAAAAGGAAGAAACTTAACTATTAGCAGCACAACAAATACTACGGTTGTAGTTGATGGGGATTATTCTGCAAACCCAGTGATAGTGGGTAGAAAATATACTTTTAAATATCAGTTTCCTACTTTCTTTGTGAGAGAACAAAAGACATCAGGCAACGCATCTACTGTTAACACAGGTAGATTACAGTTAAAGAAAATGAGTATTATATTTGGAGACACAGGTTTCTTTGAAGTAAACCTTACTCCATTAGCAAGAAGTACATCAGTATATAAATTTACAGGACAAATATTAGGTTCAAGTACGTTTACAATTGGGCAACCTAATTTAGAAAGTGGTACCTTTAAATTTCCTATACAATGTAAAAACACAGATACAGTTATATTCATATCTTCCGATAGTTATTTACCATGTAACTTTTTATCGGCAGAGTGGGAGGGAGTATTCTCTGTTCTTTCTCAACGAATAATAACTTAATGAAAATAGATGAAATAGAAGCAACAAGTCAGCATATAAAATTATTAGCAAAAGATTTAAGACCCGCAGATGAGGATGAAATCAAAGCTAAAACAGGAACAACTAACGTGCAGAAAACTTTATTAAAAGGTTTTGCTATGACTAGTTATTGTCGTTCATTTTTTGTTGATGGTAAAATTGCAGGTGTATATGGAGTTGTGGCATCTTTAGATGATAAGAATATTGGCTCTCCATTTTTATTATGCACACCTAAGATTAAAAAACTAAAGATTAAATTTTTAAGAGAATGTAAAAACAGAGTAGAGGAAATGTCAGATAAATTTCCTGTACTTTTTAATTACATAGACAGTAGAAATAAACTTCACTTAACTTGGCTTAAGTGGTGTGGGTTTAAAATTATTAACGAAAAAACATTTAACGATGTTTTATTTTACGGATTTTATAAGGAGAAGAAATAAATATGTGTACACCAGAAGCGTATATAGCAAGTAGAATATTACAAGGCTATACGCAGTACCGATCTGATAAAGCAGAGGCAAACCAGATAAATAGAGATACACAGGTAAAAGCTAAAAATCTAAGAGAAGAAGCTATTTACACAGATAACGCATTTATAAGAAAACAAGAAGTTGCTGAAGATCAAACATCATTACAAAAAGAAAAGATACTAACTCAAAAGTTAAAAGTTGAAGGAACTGCAAAAGCTTCACTTGGAGAAAGAAATGTTGGTGGTAATTTAGAAATGACTGTTCTTGGCGATATAGCTAGACAGGCAGGTAAAGAAACTAATGTTGTAGATCAAAACTACGAAAACAAACTTAGAGCATTTGCAACTGATCGTCTTGCTTATAATAGAAGATACACAAATCAAATATTAAGTTTACCTAGAGCATACAAACCAAGTTTCATGACCTATGCTTTATCTACAACAGTAGATATAGGAAGTATGTATATGGCTAATCAAGCACCGTCTACACCAAACGCTAGTGGTCAAACTTTTAATTTAACCTACGATAATTACAATCCTCCGAAATAATGGCTACTAAAATAAATACAGATTTAGGAATAAATGTCGGTTTAGAAAACGCACCTACACCACAACCAATAACTAATGTTGGATCAGAAAGAATTATAGGCAAAGATAAATTTGGAGCTCTAGCAGATACTTTAGCACAGATTAATCCTACTATTAAAAAATTAGCTGACGCTAATATGAAAGAACAAAACGAAAAAGACTTTGAACAAGGTAAAGCTAAAATAAATGGAATGACTTTAGAAGAAGCTAGAAAAGCTCACACAAGTGGTTTCCCTGATGTCTTTAATGGCTGGGCCAGATTTGGTGCATACAAACAATATGCTAATAACTCTGTAGATAATTTTATCCAAGATTTTAAACAAGACTATGCAACTAAGAAAAATGAAACAGGATATAATTGGCAAGATCATTATAATAAGTTTAGTCAATCATATTTAGCAGATAAACAAAACGATGAGTTTTTTGCTTCCGCATATAACGAGGGTACAGCATCATTAAGAAAATGGTTAAACGTACAAGAGTTTGAAAAACAACAAGAAGATTTACAATATAAAGTTATAGGTAATACATCTTTATCTATACAAAATTTACCTACTAAAGTTGAAGAACAATTAGAAATTGCTTTTTATGAATCTAATCCTGTTATGACTTTAGGAAAAGATTACAAAGAAAGAAAAGCTAAATTCTTTCAAGATAATATGTCTCAAACATTTAAGGATTTGTATTTTCAACTAAAAGAAAATAGAAACCCTGCATTATCTAAAGCAGACTTTGACGATATTGTAATTAATGAAGCTGAACTTCATGCTTCTTTAGACGGTAGGTTTGCTACAGAATATATTGAACTATTAACTACTAATAGACCAGATGGAACTCCCGCTATTATTAATAATCCAAAATATCAAAAAAGAGTAACAGCATTAGTAGATAGTTTACGAGATGCAGTTAAATTAAATGTTGATACTGTAAATTGGTTCAATGGTAATGTTGCAGGTAAATCTAAAACAGATAGAACTAAATTAGGTTCTGATATCTTTGATAAAGAACTTAGAGTTAAAAAAGCATCAGGCATGACTGATGCTGACGCATTCTTAGCTACTACTATGACTATGATGTCAGGTATTAAAAGAAATGAACCTGTAAAACAAATTGAAGATTTATTAAGTAAACCATTAACTAGAGAATACACAGAAGATAATAAACTAGCTTTAGAAGTATATTCTGCATTAGATAAAAATGGTATTACTGGTATTTATTTTAAAGAGAACGACAAGAATAAATACAAATTCTTTGTAGCTAATTTAAGAGTACAAGCAGGAGAAGATCCTAGAGATGTAATTTTAAGTATGGGTACTATGGATACCACTACTAAAGAAATAAATGATTTAACATCAGAAGATAAAAAAACAATACAAGCTTTCTCTGGCAATATGGCTAACGCTAGAAACCAAGAGTTAGCTTACATGACTGCTAAATACTTTAAGAATATAGCAGGCGGTACTGATACTGATTACATAAAACAAGCAGAACAATTTATAGATAAACATTACACACAAATAAATGGTCGTTATGTAAGTAATTACAAAATGAAACAATTTGGTGTTGCACCAGAAAACTATGATGGTTTTAAAGTAACAGCCATTGAAATGTTAAAAGAAAAACTAAATACAGAAAAGAATATTATACAAGAAACTGATCTTATTGGTTTCTTCTTTGATGAAACTAATATTAATGTCGATGGTACTGCACCTAACGTAAACGAAGGTGTTGATTTAGATAATTTTGAATTGATTGTTAATACAGATGATGACGTTTTGTATTTTAAACAAGATGATGGCTCTCCTTTAGAAATACCATCAACTGTAGAATACAAAGACGGTCAAACAGTTTGGCTACAAATACCTATAGCTCTAGTTAAAGAAAGATACGAAGCTAAAGTTAAAGAACAACAAGATAAAGATTTAATAGCTGACGAAAAAAGAAGACAAGAGTTAGCCGATAGAAGTGACGCTAATAAATTATTTTACGAACAAACAAAGGATATGCAACCATAATGACAAGTATTAATTGGGATTTTATTTCAAGTTTAGAAGGTAAAGCAGTAAAAGACGCTTATGTACCTAGTGATAACTCTGGCGTAACTATTGCAACAGGATTTGATTTAAAAGAAAAAGATGCAGATTTATTAAATCAAATGGGTATCTCAGAAGATACTACAAATTTATTATCTCAGTTCTTCGGTATGCAAGGTGCTGAAGCAAAAGAATCATCTCAAGGATTTTCATTAAATGACGATCAAGTAAAAGAAATAGATCAAGCTAGTCACAACTGGTACGCAGGCCAAGTTAAAAGAGCATATGAAAATGGGGATCATCAAACTGCATGGGACGATTTAACTGAGGCACAAAGAACTGTGATTACATCTGTTGGTTTTCAACATGGTACTTCTTTTAAAAGAAAAGATGGTTCTGAAATGAATTATATTAAACAAGCTAGAGCTAATGATTGGGATTCTTTATTAGCTAACTTAAGAAACTTTGGAGATGACTTTAATACAAGAAGAAATAAAGAAGCTGATTATTTAGAAAGCGAAAAAAAAATTGAACCAAGACAACCTATAAAAGATCCTGAGTTTGTACCTACAGATATAACAAAACAAAAAGATTTATTTAGTGAATTACCAGACGTAAGTCGTGGTTTGTTTTTAGACAAAGCTTATAACTACAGTGAATACCAAAAGTTTCTAGATGAACAAACTACATTTACTGAAGCAACAAAAGCATCAATAAGAGAGAATACTATTTTTGCAAATGCGTTTGATCTTTTCTTTAATAAAACTTTTATTCAACAAGATGGATTTAGTTACAATAATAACAAAAGTGAATTTGAAGAAATTATAAAGAAGTATGATTTAAGAGGTGAGTTTGGAGATAGCATTATAGAAGCTGTAAACCCTGCACATTTAGATTATCTTGGTCAAAAAGCACAAAGACACCAGAAGAACGCAGAGATGTTAGCGTCTCTTGGTTGGAAAGGTATTGCATTACAGTTTGGTACATTTCTTTTAGATCCAGTAAACCTTACAGGATATGGAGCTCTATCTAAAGTAATGAAAGGTACTCAGTTTTTAACTGGTATATCTAGAAGAAAAAACTTTGTTAGATCAGGATTAGTCTATGGTTCTATGGAGGGAGCTTTATATAGTCCAATAGCAGCTAATAACCCTACAATGGGCCTTAATGATATTATAATAGCATCAGCTTTAGGTGGTACTCTTGGAGGAGCAATATCAGCAATTACAAGCAAATCTATTAAAAATGTAGGTCTAGCTACACAAAGAGCTGATTTAATTGAAAATGGTTTAGCCCCTACTAAACAAGCAGATAAAACAAAATTTAAAAACGTAAAACATACTCTTAAAAACAAAAAGTTTACAAAAGAGATGCATGACGTTGATGCAGTTGACAACATTGAATTAGCTTTTGGTACAGCAAGAAACATTCCATTCTTAGGATTTGCTATGACAAGGTCTGGTTCATTAGGATCAAGTATGTCTAAGTTAGCGAAGAAATTTGCTTTTGATAATATGGAAGATCCTATTGGTTGGTCAGTTAAAAATTCAGGATTAGTTAAAAAAGATTTTATACCTCAAGAAGCCACAAGTGAAATCATTAGAGACACTATGGTTATGGAAGCACATAATGTAGTCTACACTAAAGGTGGTCTTAACGAAGCTGTAAAAGGCTATTTAAAAGAAAGAGGGTATGGTGGAACTTTACTTAGCGATTTAAAAGGTTTCTTCCAGTTTAGTCATAAAAGAGATTTTATGTACAAAGTTAAAAGAGCTATGATTGCTTTAAGTAAACCTGCTAAATTAAGAAACGCAGATGAATTAGAAATTTTAAATGATGCAAATATTGTTAAAGGTGCTAACGCTTATGCAGATGGTTTTCAATTGTTTGCAAAAAAACTTGCAGAAGCAGGAGTGGAAGAAGCACAAGACTTAGCAAAAAATACTGGTAGATTTTATGTACCAAGAAAAATAAGTTTTGATAGTTTTGTAGATTTAGAAAGAAGAATTGGAGAAGATGGTGTTGTAGATTTATTAACGGGTGCTATCGCTAGAAAACAACCATTAATAAATAGATTAGACAATCCTGTAGCTACACCAGAAACAGTTAAAGTTAAAACAGGAGACATAAATCCTAAAACAGGAAAAGAAGTTTCTGCTAAAATATCTGTTACAAAAGCCGAAGCATTAGCAAGAGCTATTGTTAAGATGGCAAAATACAACAGTAGATATGGTGGCTTTGATATTGAACAACTTGTAAAAATTAAAGATCCTAAATTATTAAGAGAATACATTGATGATGTTTTTGGTAATTTAGATCAAGCTCAAAGAGATGAATTATTTAATGGTTTACAAAATCAACTTAAATTAATTACATCAGGTAGATTCCAACAAAGAATTAGACTAGATGAAAACTATGAACATACTTTAACAGTTGGTAAAGCAAAAGGTCAAAGAGTTAGATTAGATCAAATCTATGAAAATGATATAGATTTACTTTGGCATTCATACACAAATGAAATGTCAGGTTGGTATGCTTTAGCTAATAGAGTTGGTGTTAAAAGTAGACCCGAATGGTTAACTTATAGTAATGGTATTAAAAGAGACATTAGAGATTCTTACAGAAAAAGTGAGTTAAGTGTTGCTAGAAAAATAGTTAACGTACAAAATAAAAATATTGATAATGTTGCTATTAGAGAAGAAGAAGCAGTTATAGATAGTTTCTTTAATAATCTTATGGGACGTTCTACAGAGGGCGGAGATCCATCATCAGGTTATCAAGCATGGTTAAGAGATTTAAGAAGATTTAATTTTATTAGGGTATTAAACCAAGTAGGTATAGCACAGCTTCCTGAGTTTGGAGTTGTTACTTCACAGGTTGGTTTAAGAACAATGCTTAATGAAATACCTGCTATAAGAAAAATATTTGATGATGCACAAGCTGGTAACTTACCTGACACATTTAGAAAAGACTTTGCTATTTATGGAGCATCAAATGGAGATGATCATCTTTATAGATTACATCAATCTTTAGAAGTTTTAGATAGAGGTGCAGCAAAATCTGATTTTCAAAAAGGTGCTTTACTTAATAAGTCTCAAGCAGCAGCAGCCGAAAAAATAACAGGCTATGGATCATTCTTATTACAAACAGATTCATTACAAAGAAGATTAGCTATGCGTGGTTTTGTTCATAACATGGCAGAAGATTTAATTGAAGGTTCTAAAAAAGGAAACTTATTAGATAATATATCAAGAGGTAAACTAAATAGATACCGAGTATTAGGATTGCGTGATAGTGATTTAGTTGCATTAGCAAAGGAGTTTAATAGTCCTAGAGTAGTTAAAACTAAAAACGCATTAGGTTATAGAGTTTTAAGTTTTGATTTTGTTGCTATGAAAGACCAAGAGTTAGTTAAAAGACTTGCGGTAGCAGTAAACAGATCTACAAGACGTTCAGTTCAATACAATCATATTGGAGACACAAGTAGATTTTTCACTGACAACACATTAGGAAAAACTATGTCTCAGTTTAGACAATTCATTATGAATGCTTGGAACAAACAGTTTCTTCATAATGTAGCTATGGCAGACATGCAAACAGCTTCAATGTTTTTATACACTACTATGATTGGGGGATTAGCTTACGCAGCACAAGTACACTTCAATTCTATAGGTATGTCTAAAACCGAAAAGAAAAAATACATTAAAAAGAGATTAGGAGATAAAGGAGACTACAGTAAAATTGCTAGGGCTGCTTTTCAAAGAGCAGGTTGGTCTTCTGTAATGCCTCCTTTTATGGATATGATTACTGGTCAATTAGCACCAGAACATAGATTCAATACTAGATCATCTGGTCAAGAAATGAACCTTATTACAGGAAACCCGACATACGATTTAGTATTTGGAAAACTAATGCCTACACTAGGTGCAGGTTTAAAATCTATGAGATCAGATTACGAATTTAGTAAGAATGATTTTAATAGATTAATGAGAATACTTCCATATCAAAACTTATATGGAATTAATCAATTACTTAACTTTATAAAAGACAACTCTGGTTTACCAGACAAAGGAGCAACAAGTTTATATTAATATGGCATTTGCAATAGATACATACACAGGTAACGGAAGCACAACGAATTATAGTGTTACTTTTCCATACATCGAACAAGCTCATGTAGTAGTAACTGTTGACGGTGTAACTAAAAGTTTAACTACAGATTATACTTTTACAAACGCATCTACAATTACATTTAATTCTGCACCCGCTAGCTCAACAGTAATTAAATTTACTAGATCATCAAACAGAGCAACAAGACTTGTTGATTACCAAGATGGATCTACTTTAACAGAAGCTACCCTTGACCAAGACGGAAATCAAAGTTTCTTCATGGCCCAAGAGGGTATTGATATTACTGAAAACAATATTTCATTAAGTGCAACTACAGACCAATGGGACGCAACAAACAAAAGAATTACTAATGTAGCAGACCCTGTAGATAATACAGATGCTGTTAATAAACAATTTATATCAACTAACATACCTAACATTACAACAGTAGCAGGTATAAGCTCTGATGTAACTACGGTTGCAGGTATTAGCGCAGATGTTACTGCGGTAGCTAGTGATGCTACAGATATAGGCACTGTTGCTACAAACATAGCGTCAGTAAACACAGTAGCTACAAACATCAATGATGTAATTAAAGTTGCTGATGATTTAAACGAAGCAATTTCTGAAGTAGAGACTGTTGCAAATGATTTAAATGAAGCGACTTCTGAAATAGAAGTTGTTGCTAATAATATAGCTAATGTTAATACAGTTGGTACTGACATAGCTAATGTAAACACAGTATCGGGAATAGATACAGACGTTACTACAGTTGCAGGAATAAGCGCTGATGTAACTTCAGTAGCAGGTATATCAACTGCTGTATCTAATGTTAACTCAAATAGCACAAACATTAATGCTGTTAATGCTAATTCAGCTAACATAAACACTGTTGCAGGTATTAATGCAGATGTGACAACTGTTGCAGGAATATCAAGTGATGTTTCTACAGTTTCAACAAACAATGCAAATGTTACTGCTGTTGCAGGTAATGCATCTAATATTAACACAGTTGCAAGTAACACAACTAACATTAATACAGTAGCAACTAACAATGCAAATATTACAACAGTTGCTGGTGCAAACACAAATATTAATACAGTTGCAACTGATATAGCTAATGT